AAATGTGAACTTGGTATCTACCAAATGATCTATATCATCAGACCCCTCCGGAACGTGGATCAGTGAGCCATCAGCCTGTCTTGCAGGAGGCGCACCATCAGGCACAGAAACAACAAAAGGATAACCGGACGAGGCCAACGAGAGAGCATCCATTTCGCCTTCAGTAATGACCAATGAAGCTCCGCCAGACGTAAGCGCAGGATCTTCCAATATATCCACATTCCAGAATTGTTTTCTTCCATCTTTCCGCTGCCAGAATGTTTTATTCGGCCCTCTATACTTTTCCCCTACGATCTTCCCGTTCTTGATAAACGGGAAGACCAGAATAGTACCAGCCGCATCAGGTGTTGGAAACCCATCCTGACCGCGCTTGGCGGAGTAAAGCCCCATATCCGCCGCCACGCTGGGGACGATACGCCGCTTCTCTAACCATTTCGTATGTAGTTCTCCCAGCATCTAATTCTCCCCCTGACCAATTACAATTAAAACATTTCCACCCAATGCCCGTGCTATCAATTCTCACGGACAGACAACGATCTTCTTTATGTAGTCGTTTATGACTACACTGGGGACATATTGTTTTCTGAGAACCTTTAAAACTCTTTAATCGGATGCCATGCTTTTCTGCTATCTGCTGGACGTTCATCGTAATCCTCAAGCAAATCTGATAAATCTTTAATGATATTGTGGATGTCCGGATCTTCCGTTAAATCCTTGATATCATTTAAGGCTAAGATCACTTTGTTGATCCGCGTTAAGATTAGTTGATTGTATATCTTCTGAGTCACGGTTTCCGCCTGAGCCTCCTTTGCCTCCCTTTGCCAATGCTCCACCAACCTTTGGTAAGCTAACGTTTCTAAAATTATCTGCTCCACCTGATGCTGTTCCATATTCCCCCGCAAAAGCTGTGTAGTTAATCAAATCAACCCAACTGTCCTCATGCGTTGGGTCATGCGCCAAGCGGCTTAATTTTACCGCCATCATAAAAATACTTACTTCCTGTTCCGTTACTTTTTTCTGCAACATCGTTGAAGCAATGATCGCAGCGCGTCTAAACATATTATCGTAATTGCCGTATTCGTCGCCACGGTGCTGTGTTTTGGATACGGCATCAATTATCATTTCGTCGTGTTTCATATTATTTCTCCATTAAACAAAATTTTTAGATGGCGGTTTAGAAATCCTCTCCGCCTCCATCACCAACTCCGCTATGGACGGCGGAAACTTTGTCTTCAGCAAAACTCCAGACGCTGGGTCTGATAACTTCTGAAGAACGCTTGGGCTGTATTTGGACAGAGCCGCCGATGCCATTTTGACGAACTGGTTCGGATTTTGATACTGGCTGAGGCTGAAGCATGCCATGATCTGTTTTACCGCCTCCTCCGGCGTCTGGGAGTATTCCGTATTCTGTTCCATATTCCGCCTTCCATTTGGCCTTACGCTCCGCAGATAAACGATCTAACTCCGCAAATGCGTCGTCCACCGCCCGTTGGTTCTTGGCTTTTTTCCCGCCCAAGATGGCGGATATGTAGGGTATGGGGTCACGCGTACCCACTTCCACCGCCGCCGTCAATGCCGCTAGGACTTTGCTGCGGTCATTAGCCGCCAGCTTTAAACATTTTCCAACGAACGTTCTGCTCGTTACCTCCGCTACGCCCATCGCCATCATGCTCCCCACCGCCTCATCCCAAAACTCCTTACCGTCAGGCGGAGAGATTTGCATAAATGCTTCTAAGGGATCTCTCCGATACGTAGTATCGGAATCTTTAAGGTTAGATACTAAGGGTTCAAGGGGGCCGTATTGCGGGGGGTCCCCCCTCTCGTCAGCCGGGGGGTCTGTAACGTTCAAATTTAAATTGTACTGGTTGCTTCGTTGGCGGCCATTACGATCTCTCCGCTCAACGCGCTCTAATAAATTTTTCTCAATCAAACCATTGATGGCTGAACGGGCGGTAGACTCTGCCATGCAGCAGCGTTCCGCCAACTTACCTAGGGAAGGATAGCAGCCGCCGTCTACGGAATTATGGTAATCCGCAAGACACGTAAGAATAAATTTTTCGTTTGAGGTCAGGCCGGAACGTTTCCATGCCCAATTGATTGCTTCTATGCTCATAATGTTCATTTCCTTTATTGATCGGAAGATGAACTTGGACTATAAGGGAAATAGTCCTGAGCTTTTCTTCCGAGGTTTGCAAGTTTAAGGATTAGGCGCGCCAACGCCGCTCCCTCATTCTAGCGGTCCAGATATTCGTCTGGGCCGCTTACTTTTTTATTTTTACCCTTTTCCTTCTTTTTCGTCAATCGTTTCCCGCCAATAACACTATGTATCGTAACATCGTGGTATAGCTCTGCGGCCTTTCGCCGCAGCCTAAAGGCGGGATCTTTATCCGTGTAGGTGGATTTAACATCCTCAATGACCCATTCTTCCCGCGTAAAATCGTAGTACCTAAAATCCGCCGTGTACGTACAGAAATGCTCGTCGTTAATCTCAACTTTGAACTGAGGCTGGAGTTCTAAGTGTCCTATATCATTAAATCTCTCCAACATTTTTAATTCTAAATAACGTTCCGCTTCCGTCTTGCTATGGAATACAATTCCATCATACGTCCTGTCGGCTTTCGGCGCTACTCTGATCTTTGACATGGGGTACCTTTGGGAAAAAGTCATCTGCCGTAAGGATTATACCACGTTGTTTAGCCGTTACCATAAGTTCTAATTGGCGGCGGTGAGGGATAAGGCCGCCCGTTCCGCCGTATTCTCTCGGATATGTCCATTTGTAAATGGCTTGCGGTGATGTTCCTAACATTTCCGCCACGCGTCGTGCGCCGCCCAACTTCCGTAAAACCCGTTCCGCTATCTTATGCATTTTTTTCCTCAACACCTAGTTGACACGAATCAAAATACGATTAATTATCCAGAAGTCAACAGGAGGATGACATGTTAGTGAAACTTTGGACGATGGGGGAAATCCAACGAATCAGGGAATTGGCGGCGGACGGTTTATCCGCCAGAGAAATTGCGGGCCATTTTGACGGGCGCACAAGAAATTCAGTTATTGGCGTTATCCATCGTAATAATATTAAATTACGAGCTAAAGAAATATCTGTTCCAAGGCCGCCCGTACGGAAGGTTCCCAAACCAAAGGAACAGACGCAGCGCAAGGATAGGGTCCGCATTAATATTGTTCAAAAATCTTTGTTCTCTGAATTAAATATGGCGACATATAACGTTTCAGAACGTAGGTTGCCCATGATTAAATTAATGGATTTAAAAGCATGGAGTTGCAGAGCAATCCTTGGGCCAGTGAATGGTATGGAGACACTCTATTGCGGTGAGCCAAGTTTAATAGGTAAATCGTTTTGCCCTTACCATTGTAAGAAATATTTCAAAATTGCGGGAAGTGAAGAAAATGAGTAGCATCTTTGTTTCAATTGCAAATTATAAAGACACTGAAACAATCAATACGGTGAATGAACTTTTGTCCAAATCATCTGGGCAGAATCAACTACACATTTGTGTTTTGTCCCAAATAGATTTGGCGGATAAAGTATATGATATTTTAGATTTGATTTCAAATGTTACGCATTTAAAAGTTAATTATTTAGAAACGGAAGGGCTGGGGTGGGCCAGATCTGAGATACAAAAATTTTATCAAGATGAAGATTTTTATCTGCAATTTGATTCTCACATGCTCGTGGAACCAAATTGGGATTTACTGATGATTGAACAATACAACATGGCGTTAAAATTTTGTGAGAAGCCAATTATTTCAATCCATCCAACAGGTTACGAGTTTGACTCAAACGGCAATCGGTATATTCCAGCGCCAACCGCCCTTAAATTTTTAATTAGTATAAACGATGGATTACCGAGCGCCGTGGCCCTCCCAATTGAGGATACTGAAGTTCCGCAGGAGCAATTATACTTAGCGGGCGGCTTTCAATTTACAGCGGGTAACTTTGTTAAAGAAGTACCGCATGATTTGGAAATTTTCTTTGGAGAGGAAATGACGTTGGCCATTCGTGCTTATACCGCAGGATACAGGATGTTTGCACCAACCAAACATATCTGTGCCCATCTGTATAATTTTAAAAGAAATAATGAGGAACTCACGGGAAGAACTTTATTGTGGGATGAACAAGAGGATGCAAAGAGGAAAATTAAATGGTGGATGAGGGTTCAAAGTAGCAGAATAAAAATTTATAGCATTTGTTTAGGTAAATGGTTTGGTCGTTATGGTATTCAAGATTATGATTTATACGTGCAATTTAAGGATAAATTGAAAGAACAGCATAATGTTAATTTAGAAGATGTAACTTTATAGGAGGTAGTAATGATTGATAGTGATATTAATACGACTGACAACCCACATTATGTGACGCCTGAAGAGGCAGGGAAAATGATATGCCCCCACAAACCAAATCAAATGAGCATTTGGTGTGAAGGCCCAAAATGCATGGCTTGGCGATGGGGGAAAGAGTTTTACAAAAATACGGTGGAATTTGAAGGTGGCGCTTTCATTAAAGAAACATGGCAATACAGCACAACCCACGGCTATTGCGGGATGGTGCGTCATGACTGACATGGAACGAATAGCCGATTTACTTTTACCCCGTGTTCGGGGATTGGAAATTGAAATACTGAAGCCTGTATACCCTGATGTATATACCAATTTGGATTTGATTGAAGATAAT